AGCGTGATGCAGCCGAATATGCACGTAACCCAGAAATGATTGCAAACTATGTATATATGGACGAGTTTCGTAAATACAAAATGGGCAACGTAGAAGAAGGCGACGGTTGGAGATTCCGTGGTCGTGGTTTGAAGCAGTTAACAGGACGCGAAAACTATACACGGTTTGGTGCAAGCATTGGTATGACAGCAGAAGAAGCAGCAGAATATGTAGCAACTCCAGCAGGTGCTATTGAATCAGCTTGCTGGTTCTGGGACAATAAAAATTTAAACGACATTGCAGATGGCGATGACGTAAAACGTATGACTAAGATTATTAATGGTGGTTCAATTGGACTAGAAGATCGTCAAAAGCGTTATACACATGCACTCAAAGTGTTGGGTATGGATGCTGAAGCACTTGCAGCTGACGATGATGACATTGAAGATATCATTGACGATATCGGAGTACTACGTAAAGGTGCTAGAGGCGAAGGTGTTAAACTAATGCAAGAAGCACTTGGTATTGGGGCTGATGGTATATTTGGTCCAGGTACTGAAAGAACACTTAAAGAGTGGCAAGCAGCCAATGGCTTAACTGCTGACGGTATTGCTGGTCCAGCAACTTTAGGAGTTCTCTTAGGAGACTAACGTTATGGGTATGAAATTGGCAGGGGTGATGTTTATAGTTACACTTCTAACCGCGACGGCGTTTGGCTGGTATTACAATGATACACAAGAACGTATGAAAATCCTTAATGAAAACAACGCAAAGCTAGAAACGGCAGTAGCTATAAGCGAAGAAACTGTTTCTAGTTTGCAATCTGATTTTGCAGCAATGGTGGTTGAGAACGAAAAACTTCAAAATGACTTTGCTGCAATTAATGACAGAAATAAGGCACTAGAAAACAGATTATCAAGGCACGACATAGGAGCAGCAGCAGTTTCAAGAACTGAAGCAACAGAAAAAGTTCTTAACAACGCATCAAATAATGTTCTAAGATGTTTAGAAATAATAAGTGGAAGTCCATTATTAGAATCTGAATTAGCTGCAACTAAACCTAGCGAAATTAATCCAGAATGTTGGAGAGACGCTAATCCAAACTTTAATCCAGATATACAATCTGAAGCATGGAAGAGGAAGAACCTATGAGATATCTAGCACTCATAATGACATTTATATTAGTAAGTGGTTGTTCTTCTATGCCACAACGTATTGAAGTATCAGCAAAGCCAGTTGACAAACCTCAACTAATTTTGCCAGATGCACAAAAATTAAATCTAAGAGATGTTGAGTTTGTTCTTATTACAAGAGAAAACGCTGAAGAAGTTTTTGCCGAATTAGAAAGGTCAAGAAAAGATCCTGTTCTTATTGGGTTAACTGACGACGGTTATGAAACATTATCTTTGAATCTAAGTGACGTAATGGCACTACTGCAACAGCAAAAAGCAATTATTGCTGCATACAAACGTTACTATCAAGAATCAGAAGAAGCATTAGATAAAGCAAATGCAAATATTGAAGGTGCTAAAGAACAAGTAGAAGCACAGCAGAATATAGAAGAGCCTTCAATATTAGAATCATTAAATCCATTTAGAAATTAAGGAAAGAAAATGAGGGCAATATTCATAGCTATTCTAGCGACTTTAATTTCTGCATGTCAAGCAGAAAACCCTAGAGAAATAAAACCAAATCAAATCATTTTACCTACAAGTAATCCTGCTTTTAAAGCAGCGAGCTATTTAGGTTACACAGAACAAACTCACAGAGCAGAATTACGAGATTTTACTGGCGTTGATCCAGTACGTACCGAATGGTGTGCTGCCTTTGTTAATAGTGTACTAGAAGAAAGTAATATACCTAGTAATAGATCGCACAGATATCCCCTTACAGCAAGAGCTTTTTTAGATTGGGGTACAGCAATAGAACGATCTAAAATTAAACCAGGAGATATAGTTATATTTCCTCGAGGTAATATTCCTTGGCAAGGACATGTTGGATTCTTTTTACGCAAACAAGAAATTAATGGTGTAGAACATTGGTGGATTCTTGGAGGGAATCAAAGTAATAAAGTTAGTGTAGTTATGTATCGTGCTAGTTATTCTATTGGCGTAAGACGTCATATTATATAAATACAATATATAGAATGTGAGGGCTTTTTATGTGGGACATGATACAACAAATGGCGAGTGATCGTCTATGGATTTATACAGCTATAGCAGGTTCGCTATTTGGAGCAGCATTTTTGTTCTGGTTTAAAGATACAAGAATGGCTACATGGGCTGTACAAAAATTTGATGCAACATTAGAATACTTAGCAATACGTTGGGGGTGGACTTGGTTCCAAAATGATCCAAATGCGTGGCGTGTAAAGTATCCTAAAATAACTGCAAAGATTGATGAAATCGAAGCAAGACTTATTGCACTTGAAAAGAACAGCCATCCATGCAAAGAGCTTCACGAGTTTGATGTATGGCCAGAGCTCGATGCTCGAATTAAAAAACTAGAGGGGAAAAAGTAAAATGGCAGAAAAGAAAACAGTTACAGTTGACGCAGAACTTTTAGCAAAAGATACTAACGGTGACGGACATATTTCTAAAGAAGAAATGGAACTTGATTTAGAGTTTAAGCGGAAGCGTATGGAAGACGAAGATGCAATGCGTGATGCACAACGCAACATGGCATGGTTTGCACTCTTTGGTATGCTACTGTATCCGTTTGCAGTAGTTGTTGCAAGTCTAATTGGATTAGAAAATGCTGGTAAAATTTTAGGGGATATGGCTCCTACATATTTTGTATCAGTAGCAGCGATTGTAGCAGCATTTTATGGCAAAGAGGCTCTTGCCAAAAAATAAAACACTAAGTAGTCCATGCGATAAGTAATTGTATGGACTACTACAACACACTCGGAATCAACAAAACAGCGTCTCAAGACGAAATTCGTAAGGCATACAAAAAAATGTCTATGAAACATCATCCTGATCGTGGGGGTGATGAAGTTAAATTCAAAGAAATAAATCAAGCATATCAGACACTAAGTAATTCTGAACGCAAACAAATGTACGATCAGTATGGCACTGACGATCCACAACAGATGGGCCCTCAGGGTTTTGCTCAAAATCCTTTTGGGTTTGGTGGTGCTGACATGAATGATATGTTCTCATCATTTTTTGGACAAGGATTTGGAGGACAGCAGCGACAACGTTCAAATAGAGACATACAGATTGTTACTGACATTACATTAGAACAAGCGTTTAGTGGACACACTGTTCCATTAAAGTATCAAACTGGATCTAGTAAGGTCGAGCAAGTAACTGTTACATTACCTGCAGGCGTACAAGCAGGACAAACTGTTAGATATGCAAACTTAGGAGATGATAGAGACAACAGATTACCTAGAGGTGATCTACTTGTTAAAGTAAGAATCAAACAACACAACAAATGGCTAAGACAAGGCGACGACTTATATTGCGAAGAATCCGTTAGTGTATTTGACTTAATGACAGGCTGTCAAGTAAATGTAAAAATGCTTGACGGAGCAACACTTAATGTTAAAATACCACCAGGCACAAATCCAGGCGCGAAATTTAATCTACGTGGGAAAGGAATGCCAAACCCGCGAAACGGAAGAAAAGGTAATGCTATTGTTATTGTGAAAGCGATTGTTCCTCGAATCGACAAGGGAGAATTACTTGACGAAGTTAATAAGTTAAAAAGTAAAATACATCTTGACTTTTGATACAGTGGTGTTATAATTTAACAATGCACAAAATTACAATCAAGGAATAAAATATAAATGGTTGAACCTAGTAAAGAACTACAACTTGTCTTTGAAAAGGCTATTAAAGACGCACAAAAATTGCATCATGAATATATTACACTAGAGCATCTTGTGTTTGCTCTAATGTGTCATTCATCTTTTGAAACTATTATTAAAGGGTATGGTGCAGATCCTGTTTTTATTAAAAGCAATCTTGAAAATTATCTAAAAACTCAGTGCGATGATATTAAAATGGATCCTGAGATTAAAAAATGGAAACCTAAAAAAACACAAACAGTTGAGCGTGTTTTAAACAGGGCCTTTACACAAGTTTTGTTTATTGGAAGAAATAACATAGAACTAAGTGATGTTTTTCTAAGTGTTCTTAACGAGAAAAAATCTATTGCAACTTACTGGATTGAAAAGGCAGGTGTTTCAAAAGAAACATTTAGTGAATATATTAGTTCAGAAGTTGAAAACGAAATTGAAGACGAAGAAATGTCTGGAGCAATGCAAAAAGCTCTACGTGCATTTACAACTAACTTAAACGAAGAAGCAAATAAAGATAAGATTGATCCAATTATTGGTCGTGCTGAAGAATTAGAAAGTATTGCCTTGGCATTAGGACGCCGTAATAAAAACAATGTTATCCTTGTAGGCGATCCTGGTGTTGGTAAAACTGCTATTGCTGAAGGCCTTGCTTATAATATTGTTAATGATAATGTTCCTCCGTTCCTACAAGAGTACGAAGTATACAATCTTGACATCGGCGCAATGCTTGCAGGTTCAAAGTATAGAGGTGATTTTGAAGAACGTTTAAAACTTGTTATTAAAGCATTACAGAAAAAAGGCAAGACTGTAATGTTCATTGATGAAGCACACATGATGAACGGTGCCGGAGCCGGTGGTGGCGACAAAACAAATGATTTAGCAAATATGCTAAAACCTGCACTATCAAAAGGTGATATTAAAGTTGTAGCAAGTACAACTTGGGAAGAATATCGCAAAACTTTTGAAAAGGATCGTGCATTGATGCGTAGATTCCAACGTGTAACTGTCGACGAGCCAACTCCGGAAGTAACTAAAGACATCTTACGTGGTATTAAAAAGTATTACGAAGAATTTCATAGCACCGGTATTACCGAACAAGCAATCGAAGCGGCAGTCAAACTATCAATTAAATATCAAAGTGATAAAAAGTTACCAGATAAAGCAATTGACCTTATTGATGTTGCATGTGCAAGATTTAAACTAAAAGACCCTGAAGTTGAAAAGTTAGTAACTGAAGAAGAAGTACAGTTCGAACTGGCTAAAATGATTAATATGCCTGTTGAAAACATTGCTGAAAAAGAAACTTCAGGACTTGCTAATCTTGAAGTAAATCTTAAAGCAGAAGTGTACGGTCAAGATGAAGCAATTGATAATATTGTTGATAAAATTCTAGTTGCACAAGCAGGTTTGAAACCTGATGACAAGCCTGTAGGTTCATTTGTATTTATGGGTCCAACAGGTGTAGGTAAAACAGAAACTGCAAAGCAACTATCAACTCAACTAGGTGTTAAATTAGTTCGATTTGATATGAGTGAATATCAAGAAAAGCATTCAGTTGCTAAATTAATTGGTTCGCCTCCGGGTTATGTAGGTTTTGAAGACAATGCAGGCCAGTTAATTACAAAATTACAAGAAAGTCCTAATTGTGTATTGCTATTAGATGAGATTGAAAAAGCACATCCAGATGTTTCTCAAATTTTGCTACAAATTATGGACAATGGTAAAGTTACAGGATCAAATGGTAAAGAAGCTGATGCAAGAAATGCTATTTTGATTCTTACAACTAATCTTGGAGCCAAAGATGCAGACAAAAATGCTATTGGCTTTAACGAAGAAGTTGAAAAAGACTACGAAGATACTGAACTTAAAAAGTTCTTCAGTCCAGAATTTCGAAATAGACTAGATGGTGTAATTACATTTGGTAAGTTGAACAAAGAAGTTATGCTTAAAATTGTTGGTAAGTTTCTTGTCGAACTTAGAAAAATGGTTACAGACAAAGGAGTTAATATTAAAGTTTCAGATGAAGCACTCGACTACTTAGTAGACAAAGGATTTGATCCTAAAATGGGTGCAAGACCTTTACAGCGTGTTATTGATAACGAAATTAAAAGACCGCTATCAAAAGAACTACTGTTTGGTAATTTGAAAAATGGCGGAACTGTAACTGTTACAACTACAGAGGATTCTGACAGTCTATTACTAGAGTGTGTAGAGGAATCCCTTGTTACAATCTGAATCAAATAAACTGTTCTATAACAAATATCTTTACAAATTTGTTTTTCGTAACTCTCTAGCAACAATTTTTAGAGATAAAAATTTTAATTGTGCTAAAGAAGTATTAGACGAACTTTATCATAGATCAGAAAAAGGTATGCCGTTAGTTAGATCTACCGGCTACCGTCAGTTCACTATAGAACCTCATATATTTTATGAATGTGTTACAATATATCACGAACTTAAAAATACAAATGTTGATTATAAAATAAGGATCGAGCACCCTAGTGTACATGTATACAGCAATGACAAATCTTGGTTATTATTATTTGCAACTAAAATTTCTGATCCTATAAGTTTTGCAGCACCACCTAAAGAACTTATTAAACATGTTGTACCAAATACAATTATAGTTGACGAAAATACCGGTTATGATTATAAAGTTACATTTGGAGACTATAATATTGATCCTGGATTTAACACCTGGTTAGATAAAAACGAAGATAAAGTAAAAATGGGTGTTGTATGTAGGGATGCAATTCGTGAATCTCTACACTGTGCAAATTATTATTTTTATGTTCGCGACGAACGTGTTTTAAATCTTATTAAATTAATGATTGCACCTTCTATTCGGCGAATAGATAAATTAGTATGTAAGCAAGATATTGATAAATAATAGTATGCCGAATAATAGTAAAACAATAGTACCAACACAAACACATCCAGATGATAGCACAGTACAATCATACACTGGAGATAAGTTTAAAGCTGACGGATATTATGGCCGTGCAGACGGGTTTCATACTGTCCAAATTAATTTAAACGGATTTTCTGGAGAGATAAAGATGCAAGGGTCATTAGAAGTTGATCCTTCAGAAGGAGATTGGTTTGATATTACATTACAAACCAATACAAGTGTACAAGGAACTGTTGATACAACAGGTGCTATATCGGTAGGAGAAAGTATTACATTAACTGATCTTTCGTATTCTAGTAGTAATATAAATGCTAACTATAATTTTGTAGGAAACTATGTTTGGGTTAGAGCAATACTAGGAAACTGGACAAACGGAACAGTTGACAGTATAATGTTGAACTATTAAGGACGTAAAGAATGGCACAAAAAATAATTAATATAGGATCAACAGACTATGCAGGCGACGGTGAAAGTCTCCGCACAGCATTTAGTAAAGTAAATGATAATTTTGATGAAGTCTATGTTAATCTAGGTGGCCTTCAATCCTTTGATGGTGACTACAACAGCCTAACAAACAAACCAGACCTTTCTGTATATGCTCTTACAGCAAATACATTTAATGGCGATTATAATAATTTAGTTAATAGGCCTACACTGTTTAGTGGACTATACGCAGACTTAACAGGCGCTCCAAGTGTTCCTAGTCAATTGGAAGATTTAGCAGATGTAAACATTACTACTGTAAGCGACGGCCAAATACTTGCATTTGATAACGCAAGTGGTTCATTTGTAAATGTTGATCCTGATGCTGCTAGTTATGGAGATTCTAGTGTAAACACTCTTTTAAATACAAGCACTGCAACTAGTGGACAAATACTAAGTTGGACTGGGGCAGATTACCAGTGGGTAGCAGATCAAACTGGTGCAGGAGGTGGCATTGCACTAACTGATCTCAGTGTAACAGATACATCAACAGGCGATGCAAGTTTAGAATATGATAATACCACAGGTGTATTTACATTTAGCTATACACCACCCACAGTACCAACAGACATAAGCGAACTAACAGATAATACAGGACTACTAGGTGGCGGCGGCAGTGGTGTTGATTTTTCAACCCTTAGCGTAACTATTGGTGACGAAACAGATCCACAAAGTATATCAGATGCACTAAATGATTTAGTAACACAACTCCAAGGCTTATAAGGAAATATCATGGAACATTTTGTAAGAGTAATATTTGAAAAAGATGATAGCATAACTGAAAATTTAGACGAATCTATCTTTCCAGGTAACGAATTACTTGAAACAGATCAAGGTGCAAGCGCCTATCAAATACCGTTAGCAAGAGAGCTTTCAGAAGACGAAGCAGAAGAATATGCTGAAAGACTAGCAAACTATATGTTTGAAAATGGTTTTGACGATTTTGATATAGAAATTAGTACAGACCTTGATGAAGAAATTATCGAAGAAACATATGACGGAGATGATTTCTTTGAAGAATATGGTGTAATGTGGTACAATGATGACGACGAAATAGACGAAGCAGAATATCAAGGACGTAAAGTTAAACTTGGTAAACCTATGCGTGGAGATGTTAAAAAATTCAAAGTATATGTTAGAGATCCAAAGACTAAGAATGTAAAAAAAGTAAACTTTGGCGATCCTAACATGAAGATTAAAAAGTCTAACCCAGCACGTAGACGTTCATTCCGTGCTAGACACAACTGTGATAATCCAGGTCCAAGAACAAAAGCAAGATACTGGTCATGTAGGAAGTGGTAATATGCGTATAGATGAATTTACTAGCAAAAAGTTTGAAAAAGAATTACCATTTAGTGTTACTGACGACCTAATGGTCTTTATGAAAAACGATCTTAATTTTTATCGCAAGTCTTATTACCCTTGTATGGCTAAAATGCAAGACGAAAGCATTAAAGGCAATGATTGTAACTTTGTAGCAAACACAAGACCTATGATAAAAAGTGCAATTAAAGATTATTGTGCTAAATTTAATGTCGCAGCCAATCCGCAAAGTGTCTTTACAAAAGAAGATGAAGATGCTATCATTGAAAAACTTTATGACGAGGAAATGCCAAAACTAGAGTCAGGAGAGTACTAATGCGCTTTGCTGAATTCCGTCACGTTCTAACCGAAGCAGCAAAAGTTGGGCGCGAATATCAGCATCTTGAGGATTTGGTATTTGTTAAAGGATCTAAAGGTGCTTTAGAAGCAGCAGACATACTAGAAAAACTAGGTAGCGACAGCGGAGATGTTGCTATTAAGTGGGACGGCAATCCAACAATTTATTGGGGACGTGAACCTGATGGTACATTTGTACTTGTAGGTAAAAACGGTTGGGGCAAAAACAAATCAACATCGTCACAGGATTTATCACGTTTTATTCAAAATTCAGGTAAAGGTGTAGAAGAAGAACCATGGCGTAAAGAGTTTGGCCAAGAAATGGCTGAAATTTTTGATGTAATGAAAAATTCAACACCACCTAACTTTAGAGGTTACGTATACGGTGACTTACTATACAGTCCACGTAAATCATTTGTATCAAGCAACGACGGTTTAGAATTTACACCTAATAAAGTAAAGTATACTGTAGACCCTTCAAGTGATTTAGGAAAGCGTATAGCAGGGTCTAAGGTAGGTTTAGTAGTACATCAAAAGTATGAAGAGTGGGGTAGTAAATCAGGAACTCCTATAGAAAATGTTTCAGAACTAAATTCAAAAGATGCAGTAGTATTAGGACAAACATATGTTACACATCAACCAAATGTAGACACTAAAGTTGTTGATGCTGTAAGAGCAAAGGCTAAAAAGTATGCAACTGATATAGATCAATTTTTAGCAGGTACACAAGGTTTAAGTAATCCAGCTCAAATAATTTATACGTATATGAACCATATGACTCGTACGCAGCAGTTAGATAAGATTGCTACAGGGTTTTTTGATTGGTTAAAAACTAGTAAAGTAAGTCAAGGACAACAGGCAAAATTAGCAGCAATGAATGATGCTAATCCAAAAGCATTACCAGAAATGTTTGATCTTATAAAGCAGGTTATGACTGCTAAAGATAGTATTATAGATCAATTAGATAATGCTGATGCAGATGTTAAAGCATCAACAGGAGGAGAAAAAGGCGGTGAAGGATATGTTGCACTAGGTAGCAAAACTAAACTTGTACCTAGAACACGTTGGCAGCCTAATTAAGATAATGTTATTAAGAGAATTATACGAAGCACCTAAAAAACAAGCAGTATTAGCATTTGGCAGATTAAATCCGCCTACAATAGGTCATGCTAAATTAGTAGACGCTATCAAGAAGCAAGATGGTGATCATTATCTATTCTTAAGTCAAACACAAAAGCCTAAGACAGATCCACTAGACTTTGCAACGAAGTTAAAGTTTGCTAAACAATTCTTTCCTGGTATAAACATTGGTCATGAAAGTGTACGCACACCTGTACAAGCATTAGAAATGTTACAAGGTTTAGGATATACTGATGTTATTTTTATAGCAGGAAGTGATCGTGTAGCAGGATTCCAAAAATTATTTGATACATACAACGGTCAACCTGATAAAAGTGGTAATGTTCCGTTTAAGTTTGATAGTATTAATGTACTAAGTGCAGGCGAGCGTGATCCAGATGCCGATGATGTAAGTGGCATGAGTGCAAGCAAAATGAGAGCAGCGGCTGCTGCGGGTGAATTAGAAACATTTGCACAAGGTGTACCAGATAAGAAACTAGCACAAACTATGTATGATGCTGTACGCAAAGGCATGGGTGTAAAAGATGTAGAACCTGTTGAAGAAGGTGACTTAATACTAGACAAAGGTAGTTTAATTAACTACATTAAAGATATGATTCAAGACTACGTCAACAGAGAAGAAGATGTAGAAAAATTATCAGCACTACTAAAGTATATTGCAGGTAGAGAAATTAAAGCTAAAGGCAAACGTTATATTGTAACAAAAGAAGATATAAAACAAGCACTAGCAATTATTGAACGTGAACTTTCTAAAGGTGAAGAAAAAGATAAAGAAAAATATGTTAAAGGCATGAAGAAAAACAAAAGCGATTTTAAAAAGCGTTATGGCAAAGATGCAGAAGCAGTAATGTATGCAACAGCAACTAAAATGGCTAAAAAATAATGGACGATCTTGAGTACATTAAAAAACTAGCAGGTGTTAACGAGTTTAAAGGATATACTCCTTATCAAGAAAATATATCTGTTACAGGTACTGAAAAGCAACGTATAGAAAGAGAAAAGAATCTACGTCCAGGTGACGAAGATTGGTTTAAACTTTGGTTTAGTAGACCTTACTGGAAGGGCCAAGAATATCCACCCGGACTTAGGAGTCGTAAAAAATGAGATGGGACGACATTAAAGAAGCAGCAGGCGTTGGCCGTATAACTAAACAAAATCAAACTGCTGATGTTGGTCCCGGTGAGATCAAAAAACAGGCTGCAAAGTTTGGAAACAAAGTTGACAAAGATGGAAGGCCTCCTACACTAAGCAAAAAAATCAAAGGTAAAAGTACTAACGTGCTATTTAATCTTGGATTAGCAGAAAGTGTT